CTACTCATCCGGGCGGCGACGACAAAAAGCCGACATCTAGTTGCCCGTTTCCGATTTAATCACGTAAAAACATCGATCTGGTATGACACCCTCCCGAAAGTTCTGTCGATTTGTTTCCCTGGGCTACAGGTCAGCTATAACAAAACCGATTGGTTCATCACCCTTCAAAACGGTTCTGAAATCTGGTTCGGCGGCGTCGATGACAAGGAACGCGTTGAAAAAATACTAGGTAACGAGTATTCAACGATCTATTTGAACGAAGTATCGCAGATCGGTTATGACGCCGTGACAATGCTTCAGACCCGCCTGGCTGAAAACAGCGGTCTACCACTGCGGTTCTGGTATGACTTCAACCCACCGTCTAAAAAACACTGGACCTATCTGTATTTCATCGAAGGTCTGAATCCGGTTGATCTGAAGCCGCTGCCCGAACGCATCCCCTATCTGCTAATGAACCCGACAGACAACGTTGCCAATCTGCCGCCTGGTTACATGGCGATCCTTGAACGGCTGCCCCAAAAACAACGCGATCGGTTCCTGAGCGGTAAGTTCACGATTGATGCTGATGGTGCGTTGTGGGATTATGAAATGATCATTGCTGCGCAGGTAAGGCCGTTCACCGATTACCCTGAACGCACGGTTGTTGCCGTTGACCCAGCTGTCACCAACAATCCCGATAGTGACGAGACAGGCATAGTGGTCGCCAGCATCTTCGGCAATGAGTACAACGTTGACGCCGACTACACTGTCAAGGCAAGCACCCAAACATGGGCAGTCCGTGTGATCAACGCTTACAATGAACACCAGGCCGACGCGGTAGTTGTTGAAACCAACCAGGGTGGCGACCTAGTTGAAAACGTGCTGCGATTAAACGGATTTAATGGTAGGCTGATCAAAGTTCATGCGAAAAAGGGCAAAGCATTACGCGCTGAACCTATCGTCGCATTGTATGAGCAAGGGTTAGTCAGCCATTCTGAAGGGGTTGAAGACCTGGAAAGTGAAATGATGGAATGGGTGCCGTTCAACACTAAAGACTCACCCAACCGAATAGATGCAGCGGTTTATGCACTAACTGAATTGAGCGGCGGCAATGACTTTGGCAGTCTGCTGGAAATGGCTATAGGGGTTAATCAATGACAGCATCCGTCATCAATCCGGTAATCCGTGGAGTCATCAACGATGTGATTCAGTCTGATGAATTCATTTTTTCCGCTGACGATCCAAAAGTTTTAGCGTGGTATGATGACAACAGGGTTTCAAACACGCTGTTCGATGAGTCGCCAAATAGTAACGATGCAACAATAACCGGCGCGACAACCATCACTGGTCATATCGGTGATGCTCTTGCACACGATGGAGTGAACGACCAAACCTCCATGCCGGGCGGGTTGGGTCCGTCAATTAAAGCTGTAGCAGCTTGGTTTAGAACGGACGGGACTTCTTCATACTTCATACTGAACTCCGCCGCTGACCCGTTCATTGGGGATGGCAGCTTTGCTACTCTACTGCTATTAACGTCCGGTAAATTCACTTTAGACCATAATATATTTGGTGGAGGCGCCCAAACGAACCTTCAGACGGTAAGTACTTTTGCGTTTAATACCTGGCATCTAGGCATAATGCAGCAGAATGCAGCGGGCAATGGGATTGAAATGTTCGTGAATGATCAGTCGGAGTCATTCACAACCGTTATAGGGACAGACACGGGGCAATTTTTTAACACCACTACAACAAACACTTTGAATATGGGCGCAAGGGGTGTTTCCGACTCGCCCATATTCAGAAAGGGCGACAATGATCAATTGATTATTTCCAGCGAGCGTTTCACAGCAGAGGAACGGGCGTCAATTTGGAACAATGGAACAGGTAGACCAGCATGAATCAATATGTCGATGAACGGGGTAACGTCAACAACATCGGAAACATTGTTTCAGTGGGGGCCATCAAAAAGGCATTCCCTGAGTTCGACAAGTTGGAATATCCACTTCTAGCAGGCGTTCAAGCTTATTGTGGCGTTGTTCAGATTGTTGATTTAGCAGACGGCGATGTTTGTACTGGTAACGCAGTCAAGGTTGATGGCCAATGGCTTGTTGAATATCGATCATTCACTGTTAATGAATTAGCGGTTGCTGCGAAAGTAAACCGCGCTGAACAGGTGGCGGTTATCAAAGTCACAACCGTCAGTGGTAAAGAATTCGACGGCGATGAACACAGCCAGAACAGAATGGCGCGTGCGGTTACTGCCGGATCTGCCGGTGATTCGACCATGTGGCGATTGGCTGACGACAGCTGGGTCAACGTGACATGGGAAGAGCTAAAAGAGGCGCTGCGCCTAGCGGGTGAAGCACAAACTGCAGTCTGGAATATTTGAGGGCAATCAAATGACAACAATCACCGACGCCACACCATTCAAAGCCCAACGGGGTGATCATGTTGCAGTCATGACTATTTCAACGGGTCCGATTGTTCTGGAAGTCAGCCGTAACAAAGGCGTGAGTTTCCAGAATATCGACAGCGGGTCTTTCGCCGCATCGATCGACAAAGTGATCACGTTAGGTGACGATCTGATATATCGCGCACAGATCCCGGGCGGTGATTTTCTTACCATCACCCCAGCTGACACCAGCATATCGACCGATCCCCAGGACGTTTAATTATGGAATGGTTTGAGCGGTCGGTGATGAACAGCCAGACGCAACAGCTGGGTCATCTAGGGGTGAATACTGTTGCTGATGCCGGCAGTCTTCGCGGTCGTTTGGCTTCGGCCATCAGCGGTGGCTATGATTTCGCTGACACGATGCACAACGTGTTTCTTGATTTCGGCTATCCGCAGACCATCACCTTCGCGCAATTTTGGAACATGTATCGGCGATTCGGCATTGCCAAAAACGTTGCCGATCTGCCCGTTGACACCGGATGGATGACACCGCCGACCGTTGAGGGCACTGAACAGTTTAACCGTGACCTTGAACGCCTGATTAATGAGCAATCCCTATGGAAGCGGGTGAAGGGATTGGACAACCGCCAGCGGGTCGGTCGTTATGCCGGTCTGTTCATGCGGGTTCGTGACAACAAACAGCCCCAGGAACCTATTGAGGGGAAGCTGGGCGGCATAGGCGCGCTGGTTCAGATGATCCCGTTGTATGAGGGTCAGCTGACGGTTCTGGAAACTGAGAACGATCCGACTGCGGACAACTACGGTCAGCCGACCATGTACCAGTTCAACGGTGGGGCGGCTGGCAATCGCAACGAGAAGATCAGGGACAGCTTCAACATCCACCCGTCGCGTATTGTCATTGCTGCTGAAGACAGCGACAACGGCAGCATCCAGGGTGTCAGTTCCCTTGAATCACCGTTCAACTCACTGATGGACTTGCGCAAGATCATCGGCGCCGGCGGTGAAGGCTTCTATCGTAACGCAGCACAGTCGGTGGTGTTCAGTCTGAAGAATGATGCGAACGCGAAGGCGAACGCCCCACTGCTTGAAAAGTTCAACGAACAATTTGACGACTTCACCCGCAACCGCATGCGTCGGTCAATGTGGACCCCTGGCCTTGAGCCGAATGTGATGGACAGCACGCTAGTACCGCCGAAAGAATTCTTCATGAACGCTCTGAACGATGTTGCTGCTGCGGCCAAGACACCAGCAACCATTCTGATCGGTCAACAGACGGGTCGTTTGGCATCTAGTGAAGACGGGCGCCACTTCCTGTCGATGGTGAACAGTCGCCGTGAAAACTTCATGACTGAAGTGGTCACTGATGTGGTCGATTGGCTGATCATGTTCGGGATACTGCCCGCATCACAGTTCACCGTTGAATGGGATGACCTACTTGCCAGGGGCGATGATGAAAAGCTTGATAACGCCGACAAGATGGCAAGCATCAACGAAAAACAATTCAAGTCAGGCGGCGGCATTCCGTTCACTGAAGATGAGGTGCGCGAGGCTGCTGGTTTTGAGGTTGAACTGTTGGATGATGACGGTGGTGAGTCGCTGCCACCGATTGAGGAGGATGAGTGATGTCTGAATACGATGTTATCAGAGCCGTATTGTATATAACGATAATTCTGATTTTCATAGTGGGCAGCGTCGCTGCCGTGAATATATTCAGCTCTGCACATAGCTGGTCACCACCACCCCCGCCGAAACGCAACGTGGTTGTTGACCGTTACGGGCTGCCGATTATGTATGAGAAGCCTGAAGATCGACCGCACCCTATCAGGCCGCCAAAACCGGCCGGACCTACCAATCAAACATTCAAGTCTTATCCGTTCTGATGGCCAAAAATAAAGAAGATCCGACCGGGCTGGCCAGGGTCCGCAACCGTGCCGGCCGCCGTCTTCAGAAGCGGCTGACCAACGCCCAGCGCCAGATCAGGCAGATATTCCGCAACATCCCCCGCACCCGTCGCACACAGGCGGTGATCCCCAATTCCGTAATCGCCAATGTGTTCCGTTCATATCGCAGGGATATTGCCACCGGTATTGTGTCAAAGGTTGCGAACAACGCCGACGCAGCTGTCATTTACGATTATGAACTGACCGCCGATCAGCTTCAGGTGGTGTATCAACAGATCAGGGCCGATCTGGACGCTGAGCTTGAGACCGAAGGCGAACAGATGCCGCCGTTCTGGTGGTGGGCAATAATCATCGAACAGTCTTTTCGCCGTGGGGCACTTGAAGAGGTTAACGAATTCAATAGGCAAGTGGGCAAGGCGGTTGCCGCTGATGTAACGGTCAGGGGCGGCGTGCAGCCTCAACGCAT